GACATGGAACATCTTTACTTAAAAATGATGCAGAATACGAAAGCACCTACAAAGGTGGAACTCAATCCGGCACGGTCGGTAATTGGGTGTCAAGATATGCAGGTTCTCTAGGAAACTCTTTAAAAGTTTCTATGTGTGCGTCAGCAAACGCATATTATAACGATTCAGTAACTACAGTAGGTGGTGCTGAAGCAATCGGACAAACAACTATTTCAGTTGCAGCGTCAAATGTCTTTAATGTTAGAGACCAAATCAAGTTCCAAGGAGACACAACTTTCTATAGAGTTCTCTCAAAACCTGATGCAACATCTATAACAATCGAAGCATTAAATCAACCAGCAGGAACAGGTCTTGTTGTTGCACAATCAAATGGAAATAATATCGATAGATATTGGGAATTCCATGACTTGTTTGACAAGGCACCAGGTATATCAGCAGGTCAAGCTGCGGTTTCAGGTGCGGCTGACGAAGTTCATGTTGTAGTTGTAGACGAAGACGGAGATATAAGTGGTTCACCTCATAGTGTTTTAGAAACACACGGTTTCTTATCACTTGCATCCGACGCTAAAGATGCATCAGGAAGAAGTAATTACTACAAGAATGTAATTGCTAGAGATTCACAATGGGTATGGTGGTCAGGCCACGACTCAAATGTGATTGCATCTTCAACAGTAGATAGAACACACTCAGAATCAGTATCAAGTGCATTTTTAAGACCAGCATTACCTATCGATGCTTCACTAGCAGGTGGGTCAGATGGAAGAAGTCCAACTGCAGGTCAGAAATATGGTGCATGGGATACTCATTTCGCAGACGGAGATACAGTAGATATCTCTTTCCTAATTTGTGGTTCTACAAGAACAGACAATGGTTCAGGTGTTGACCAAGACATCTTAGCAGACCATAACACAATAGTCAACCAAGGTATATTACTTGCAGAATCAAGAAAAGACTGCATGTTTATATGTTCACCAAGAAAAGCATCAGTCGTTGATGTTTCTTCAGAATCTACACAAGTTTCCAATGTTAAGGCAGACTTTGCAAATGTAACTTCAAGTTCATATGCAGTATTAGATTCAGGTTGGGTATATCAATACGATAGATTTAATGACAAATATTGCTGGGTTCCAGGAAACGGACATACTGCAGGTATCATGGCAAGGTCAGACTTGTTAAGAGACCCATGGTTCTCACCTGCTGGATTCAGTAGAGGTCAATACTTAGGTATCACTAAACTTGCTTTCAATCCAAAACAAGCAAGTAGAGATGACTTATATCGTGCAAGAATTAACCCAATCGTAACATTCCCAGGACAGGGAACAGTATTGTTTGGTGACAAAACTGCATTAACTACACCATCTGCATTCGATAGAATCAATGTAAGAAGACTATTCATCGTATTAGAGAAAGCAATCGCAGCGGCTGCTCAAGCACAATTGTTTGAGTTCAACGATGCATTCACTAGAGCACAATTTAGAAGTGCTGTAGAACCTTTCCTAAGAGATGTGAAGAACAGAAGAGGACTAGTAGACTTCTCAGTTATTTGTGATGAAACAAATAATACAGATACAGTAATTGATAGAAACGAATTCGTTTGTTCTATCTTTGTAAAACCTGCTCGTTCTATTAACTTTATTCAATTGAACTTTGTAGCTGCGAGAAGTGGTGTAGAGTTTAGTGAAATCTATTCAGCAGTTTAAGGAGATAAAAAGAAATGGCAACAATAGACCAATTTAAAGCAAACTTAATCGGAGGTGGTCCAAGAGCCAACCGATTCAAAGTGTTTATCCCTAGAACAGGAAACAAAATTGAGTTTCTATGTAAAGCTGCTCAAATACCAGGTTCTTCATTCGGTGATATTACAGTTAAACATATGGGTAATACTCTAAAACTTCCAGGTGATAGAATATTCGAAGATTGGACTGTAACAATTATCAATGATGTTAACTTTGAAGTTAGAACAGGTCTTGAAGCACATATGAATGAGATTCAAGGTGAAGGAACAGGTGTTGGTTCAACATCTTTAGACTACTTAGTAGATAGAGCTTTTGTTGAACAACTAGACAAGGGCGATAATGTTCTTGCAAGATACGAGTTCTTTAACATGTATCCTAAGCAGCTTGGAGCAATAACATTAGACTACGATAACGGTGACGCAATAGAAACTTTTGATGCGACATTTGCTTTTTCCCATTGGGAAAGAGTAGTCTAATAAGTGAATAACACCTAAAATGGTGTTATAAATAATAGTATGGAATTATTCGGGTTTGAAATTACTCGTAAAAGAGACGAGTTAAGAGCAACGGAGGTCGACAAAAAGGCGGTCTCCTTTGTGCCTCCTGTCGATGACGATGGCACACCAGTTATACAATCACAACCAGGTGGTTTTATTACAGGTGGTGCATATGGGTCATACATCGACATGGAAGGTGGTATCAAAAATGAGGGAGAACTCATTAAAAGATACCGTGAGATATCCTTAATACCCGAGTGTGATTCAGCAATCGAGGATATCGTAAATGAGTGTATTACTTCTGATACTTCGGATAGGATAGTATCACTCGACCTCAGAGATGTAAAGCTCTCTGATAGCATCAAGAAAAAGGTGCAAGACGAGTTTTATCACATCCTAAACATAATGAGATTCAATCAGAACTCTCACGAATTATTCAGAAAATGGTACATCGATGGCAGAGTCTACTTCCATAAGGTCGTGGATTCGAAACGACCTAAGGCAGGTATCGTTGACATCAGAAATATTGACCCTATAAAGATTAAAAAAGTTCGTAATATTGAGAAAGATAGAGACAATAAGACGAATGTTGAAAAGATTACAAAGATGGAAGAGTTCTATCTTTTCAACGATAAAGGTTTTGATAAGAGTGGTTCTGGAGAAGGAAACACCGTTAAAATTGCACCAGAGGCAGTATGTTATACAACTTCTGGTCTGTTAGACTACACTAAAAATGTTGTAGTTGGTTATCTTCATAAGGCTATGAAGACTGCAAATCAACTATCTATGATAGAAGATGCACTTGTTATTTACAGAATATCAAGAGCACCAGAAAGAAGAATCTTCTACATCGATGTTGGTAACTTGCCTAAAGCAAAAGCAGAACAATACTTATCAGATGTAATGAACAAGTATAGAAATAAACTTGTTTATAACGCGCAGACAGGTGAAATCAAAGATGATAGAAAACACATGTCTATGCTTGAAGACTTCTGGTTACCAAGAAGAGAGGGTGGAAGAGGAACAGAAATCTCTACACTTCCAGGTGGTCAGAACTTAGATGACATTGCAGATATAGAATATTTCAAAAAGAAACTATATCGTGCATTGAATGTTCCTGTATCTCGTATGGAATCAGACAATGGTTTCAACATGGGCAAATCATCAGAAATTACGAGAGATGAATTGAAGTTTAACAAGTTTACTAATAGACTTCAAAAGAAATTTGCAAGAGTTTTTAATGATATATTAAGAACTCAATTGATTTTGAAAGAGATTGTTTCTGCAGATGAGTTTGATAAAGTAAAAGACTTTATTCAATACGATTGGGCAACAGACAACCACTTTACAGAACTGAAAGATGCAGAGATTCTTAGAGAAAGAATGGACACACTAGGACAAGTTTCTGAGTATGTCGGTAAATACTACTCTAACGAATACATTAGAAAGTATATTCTGCATCAAACAGAAGAAGATATCAAAATCATCGATGCTCAAATAGAAGCGGAAGGTGGTTCTGAGGGTGAAAACGAAGACGAATTCGGAGGATTTTAGATAAATGAACGATATCGCAAAAGAAATAGTAGACCAAATCGAAGATGGTAAAATGGATAGTGCCAAAGAAACTATCTTTAAAGGTTTACACCAAAAGGCTGCTGAGAACATCGACATGAAAAGAGTCGAGACTCAGGTAAATTGGATGGATAAGAAAGAAGAAGAGTAATGAAAACCTTTCAACAGATGACAATAGAACTCAATGAGGCAAAATCAAAGTTGCCTGAGGGTCATAAACAACTCAAAACAGAAGTTGTTTCTGTTGGAGAGAATACTATCGACTTAACTTATTCACAAAAGGGTAATGAGGTACATATATTTTTAGATAATATGAATACAGGTGATGTATATGAAGACCTCAAAAGTGCAGAGGCACAAGTAAAAGACATTAAAAATGTTTTAAAATCTATGGGAGAATCATTTAACATAGAAGAATTTAAGGAGTTATTCAATGAAACTAATATCTGAATATAACGATTATGCAATATCACCTGTAATTGTAGAACAGAACGAAAAGGGTGAGAAAGAATACTACATCGAAGGAGTATTCATGCAGTCAGAAATCAAAAATAGAAACGGTAGAATCTATCCAAAGAATATAATGGAGAAAGAAGTTAATCGTTATAGAAAAGAGTTCATTGAAAAAGACCGTGCATTCGGTGAATTAGGACATCCAGAGGGTCCAACAATCAATTTAGATAGAGTCTCACATTTAATTACATCTTTAGAAGAACAAGACAATAACTATGTGGGAAGAGCAAAGATTTTAAGCACTCCAAATGGTCAAATCGTAAGAAGTTTGATATCAGATGGTGCTAAATTAGGTGTTTCATCAAGAGGTTTAGGTTCACTTGAATCAAAAGGTGATGCACAATATGTTAAGGGTGATTTTCAGCTGGCAACAGCTGCGGACATCGTGGCAGACCCAAGTGCTCCAGAGGCCTTCGTTGAAGGAATCTACGAAGGAGTAGAGTGGGTAATGGAAAACGGTATACTCAAAGCAGTCGAATTAGAAGCAATGCAGACAGAATTACGCAATGCCCAATCGAAAAAACTAGAGGAAACCAAATTAAATTTATGGAAAAGGTTCGTTGAGAGTCTTTAACATATAAATAAAAAGTAAACTATTATAAATAAGTTTAAACTCAAACAGGAGAAAAAAATGGCAGAGTTAGAAAACAACCTAGAAACAGTTGAAGAAACTGTAGAAACAGTTGCAGAGGCAGGACAACCTGACGCTAAAGCTGAAAAGGGTGACGCAAAACCTGTTAAGCAAGGTTCATCCGACGAGGAGAAAATCGAATCGGGTAAGGGTGAGGTCGTAAAACCTGAAGAAAATCCTGTTGACAAATCAGTTGCATCAGTCGCTAAAGCTGGTGACGAAACTAAACAAGTTAAGGACGCAGTAAACAAATCTGCTCCTGCTCCTGAGAAATCAGAAAAACTTAAAGAAGATGAAGATTCTGCAAAAGACGAAGTTAAAATGTCTAAAATGGAATCAATCAAGGCGATTGTCAACAAAATGAAGGATATGACCAAAGAGGAACTTCAGAAAGCTTTTGGTGAAATGTCAGAAGAAGAAGTTGACGAGACCTTGACTAAGGCAGAAGTCGCAAGAAAAATCGTTGAGATGCTAAAAGCAATGAATGAGGAAGAAGTCCTTAAAATTGCTGAGAAGTATGAAGACGAAGAAGAAGAAGACGATGATGATGACGATGATGACGATGACGATGACGAAATGGAAGAGTCAGTCAACACATCAGATTTAGAATCTTCATTAGTAGAGATAGAAGTTGAAGACGACCTCAATGCAATCTCAGAAGCACTCGAACTATCAGAAGAGAATGCAGAGAAAGCTAGAACAATCTTTAAAGCAGCTGTTCAATCAAAAGTTGCAGAGATTAAAGAGTCTTTAGAATCTCAGTATTCAGACGAATTAAAAACCTCAGTAGAGAAAGTTAAAGGTGACCTATCGGAAGCAGTTGACAAATATCTTACATATTGTGCAGAAGAGTGGACGAAAGAAAACGAACTTGCAATTGAAA